CTTCCTTTCTTGCCCCGCACCAGAAGCCACCACCCAACCTGAGGTTGTGGAGGAGAAGCCCAAGCGCAAACGTCGCGCTGCTAAAGCCGAATCTAGTCCAGTGAAACATCCGACCTGGACTGAGGTGAAGCCGGAGTTTATGGCTGCCATTGATGCAGCCCCGGAATCCTAGGCAATAGCCCAAAAGCCAGTGCCTACCCTCGTCGCGACTGCAGGAGCCAGTAACGCCAACAGCTATCTGAGCGTTGCTGGTGCGGACAGCATTGCTGACGGCATGGTGGGCACATTGGCTTGGACTACTGCCACAGAGACCAACAAGATCAAGGCATTGATCACCGCCACCAACGGTTTAGAGACCTTGGGTTGGGTAGGTGAACGAGCAAATGAAACGCAGGCATTGTCATGGCCGCGGCGTCATGCCAGCTGCGGCGACAAGACCATTGCTGACAATGACATCCCGAGGGAACTGGAGTTAGCCACCTTCGATCTGGCCAATGCACTGCTTGGTGATCCGACGCTGTTGAAGAGCGCACCAAGTAATGCGGCGTTGGTTGAGGGCATCCCTAACCGTGACCTGCGCAGGGTCCGATTGGATGTGTTGGAGATTGAGTGGAACACCAACGTGGGCAACTCCACCACGGAGTCGGTGACACCTTTGACGGTGCTGCCCCACTTGGCGTCGATTTTGGGCTGCCTGACGACGAGCACAACACGCGGCGGCCTGGGTGGCACGCTCGCGTTACAACGCAGTTAGGTCACGTAGTTAGGTAGGTGGCATTGGCTACACTGAGCCAATGGCCCAGGTTAATAACCAGCCAAAGCCACCTACTGGTGCGCGGCATCGCCCACGCACAGGTTATTTAGCGACACCGCTTAGCCGGGATGAACAACGTCAAATAGCGGCGATGTACCGGGAGCACCAAGGGCTACTGCGGTTAATGGGGCGCAAGCTGTGCCGTAAGTATCCTTTCGTTAGCGCCGAAGACGTATTTAGCTGCATCGATCAGGCGTTTATCAAGACATGCAGGGCTTGGCAGCCAGCTAAGGGCACCTTCTCAACACTGCTCACCGTCTTTGCCGAAGGTGATGTGCTGCATTTCATCAGGGACCACAACTGGCTGGTGAAAGCACCTGGCGCTGTGCGCCGCAACGGCCAGCTAGCCCGGAAGATGTTAGATAAGGGTTTCAGCCGCACTGAGGTGCTGGCGGAGCTGAAGATCACGGAGGAGCAGCTGAAGCTGGCCTTAGTTGCCACCAGCCCTACGGACCATGACATCCGAGGCTTTGATCTTCACATCTGTCCAAGGGCAACACCGTGGGAGCTGCTAGAGCAAGGTGAGGCGGCAACTTAGGGGCATAAGCTCCCTAACTGACCATGGCCACTGGCGCCTTTTTTAACAGCCTCAACTACCGTTTCTGGGTAAAACTTGCCACCACAGCGGCTAGCAACCCTACCAGCTCTACTGGTCTGACTGAGGTTCTGTCGCTGACTGACGCTTCGATCCAGGGCACCACCCAGACCCAGGACATCTTGGATTACGGCAGCACGATGGGCTATACGGCCTCGATTGTGCAGCAGCAAAGCTATAACATTCCCATGCAAATGAATCTAAATCTGAGTGATTCAGGGTACCTCATCTTAAAACAAGCAGCGATGGAAGCTGCCACAGGCACCACCGTTCAGTGGTATCGCGAATCGCCTGAGATGACTTCCACTGGTAGCCCTGAGTATCACTCTGGTGTTGCATGGGTGACCGACTTCTCTGAGTCGATTGCCGCAGGCAATGTGGCACAGGTTACGTTTACATTAACTGGATACGGTTCGTACTCCTGGCAGGCCGAATCTAACACTTGATTTAGTTATTAAAGGGAGCCAACAAACCCGCTGCCTTACTGGTGGCGGGTTTACTTTATGGCGAGCTTCCGCCATTCCCTAGCGAAGAACTGGATAGGCGGCTGAGCGGCTACCACAGGCGAAATCCAGTCACGAGGCGGTGCGATGTAGCTGCCGTTGCGCCGGCCAACGATGTAGTTGCCACGCAGCACATCACCTGAGTAAGGAGCACTCCAGATAATGCGCAACGTGTCGGCGCTGACCTGCGGCGTTGACTGGGATGCCAGCAGTGCTCCGGTATCCACGATATTTCGGGGTGAAGTGACGACTTCGCCGTTGCGGCGGCGGGTCACGATGTCGCCGCCCTGCAGTGTCCGCGCCGGCCACGTGTAGACATTTGCTTTGATCGCGTCTTGAAGCAGCGGCGAGATCAGGACGCCGTAGTTACTAAGGATCTGCGGGACACGCTTGATCAGCTTGTCCGCGTTCCACTTAATGATCTTGGCCACTACCCCACCTGCTCTCTAGACAGCAGTTGGATGCGTTCACCGAGTGCAGCGTTGAGTGTGCTGCCGAGTAGACCTGTTTTTCCGTAGGGCAGGCGGAGGGCAGTCACCTCGCACTCAATCGGATCTTGACCAGCAAAGGTCACAACACCGTTTGTGCCGACAGTGATGCCCTCATCAAGAGCTTCAAGGGCGTAACCGTCAAAGACGGTCTCATACACCTCCACACCAGGGAAGGTGGCTCCACGCACCCGTTCAGCCTTGAGGAACATGCTGACGGTGATGGATGAAGTCGCCGGAGTGACGTTGCCGGTGGTCGGATCTGTGACGACACCAGTTCCAGCGACCGAGAAGGTCACGGTTGCGTTGGAAAGGGCGCTGAGGGCAGAAGCCATACCCGAGGTTTCCTGGGCAACCTTGGCTATAGGAGGCATTAGCTCTTGTGGCGGAGAACCTAGGTCAAGCCGAACTAGAGCTAAGGGTCAACCTAAAAAGCTTTGAGAACGATCTCAATAAGGCCCAGAACTTAGTAAGGAATACCAAAACAAAGTTTGAATTTGATACAACACCCGCCTCGATTGGCTTAAGGCGGCTTGAACAAAGCGCAAAAGTCCTTCAAGCCCAGTTTGAGAGGCTAAAAGCACCATCTCTCAATTTAACCAGCAAGAAGCTGCCTGACGACCTACGTGTCGTCAACACAGAGCTCCTTAATTTCACAAGGAACGTACTCAACGGCAAGACTGCCCTTGAGTCGAATATCTCGGGTCTTCGGCAGCAGGGTGCTGCGTTTGCAACACTGGCGGCAAACGTAAAGGTCGGCACTGCGGAATTTAAGAACTTCACGCAGGCCGCGGCCCAAGCATCACAAAAGCAGCTCTTCAGCGGTTTTGAGGAGATCAAGGCGCTGCAACAGCTGTTCCGTGATGGAGGCGCAGGTGGGTTCAGCAGCTTTAGAGGCACCGAAGACCTTCTGAATTTCTCGTCGAAGGTCGGCAATACCACCTCCTCGATCCAGCTTTATATCAGGCTGCTAGAGCAAGCCAAGTCAGTTACAGCGCTGACTGACACCAACTTTGCGCGGCTGACTGCTGAAATCGAGAGGCAGTCAAAGTCTCTAGATCAGGCGTCTCGCGCAGCTGAACGTTACAACAACAGCCTAAAGAAACCTCAGCTTTCACTACCGCCTGCCAGGAGTGAGGCGCCATTTCAGCTGCAGCCACCTAGCCAGGCTGAACAGGATGCGGTCAACAGACAGCAGCGACGCCAAGCAAAGATTGAAGGTATAAGGGAGTACCTGAGTGCTGGCGGTCGGGACACCAGCGTCATAGATCCATCTAGGGCATTTGCTGGTCCTAATTCGCAGGCGATCCAAGCAGAGCAGCAATTAGCAAAGCAAAGGGCAGAAACTGCAAAGGCTTCAAAAGTTGCGGCACAGTCCGACCTAGAGCTTGACAAGCAACGTCGTAAGCAAAACCGAGAATCAATCGGTAACGCGGTCATTGGTGGCGCGTTCCCACTGCTCTTTGGGCAGGGCGCTGGCGCAAGCCTCGGAGGCGGCATTGGCGGTTTGCTTGGTGGTGCGCTTGGCGGCAACTTTGGGTTCGGTCTCAGCCTGGTGGGTACTGCGGTCGGTACTGCCATCGATTCGCTGAACCAGCGGTTTAAGGATCTCGCCATTGCGCTCGAAAGTCCTGTCGCTTCTTTCGACAAGATCAAAGAAGCGAGCCTGCTTTCCTCCAAGGCGCAGGAGAACTATGCCCAAGCTTTGATTGATGCAGGCCGATCAGCCGAGGCTGCTCAGTTGATCCAAGCGGAAGCAGCACGAACGATTGATCCTGGCAATGCACTGCTATTAGCAGGCAGCAGCGATGAACTTGGCCGTAGCTTTTCTGATCTGCAAGACAAGATCTCTAACTTCACGTCTGGCGCAGCTGTCGGATTTAACTCTTGGCTGTCCGAAGTAATCCGAATTGCTACCGGAGCACCTACAGCGGGTACACCGTTAACTGGCCCGCAAGCAGTTACGGCAGGTAACCGCCAACAGCTTGGTGGGGCTGCGCTTATTGGATCTGGCCTTGGGGCTTTGGCTTTGGCCGCGTCAGCGCCAGTATCACTTCCTATTGCCTTAGGTATCGGAGCTGTCGGACTAGGTGCAGCAGCGTTTGGCGCGGCAGGCATTGAAGGTGGGCGGCAGCGTAATTCCGTAGCCACGTCCAATGAGGTCAAATCAGCAGAGGCTGAGATCCAGTCAATCCTTGAGAGACAGAAGTCAACGCAGGATCAGATCAACGCAGCTAAAGCTGCTGGGCTAACCAAAACAGCTGAGCTGTTGCAGGTATCTAATCAGTTTCAAGAGGCCGATACCGCCGCGGCGAAAGCACGTCTGCAGGTGCAGGGTCAGCTTGCAGCGGGGCAGATCAATCAAGCTACAGCCACGCAGCGGCTCAAGGACATTGAAGATGCCCGAAACACCACCGGCCAGAACTTAGTTGCGACCCAGCAAGCAGCTGCCGCAGCTGCAAGGCGACAGTTAGAGGATGCCCAAGCTCTGCAAGGGCTAAAGGGAGCAGAACTGCAAATTGCTCAGCAGCTCCTGCAGGTTGATGCTGCACGGCGTAATGCTCAGCAGGCCAACGCTGCTGTCAGCACTGCCGGAGCCAGCGGTGCTAGCCCTGCTGAGCTGGAGGCACTTAAAAACGCTGCTCAGGCTGCAGGTGACACGCTCAAGACAGCGATCATTGCCGGTGCTGATGCGATTAAGGAAGCAGCTGAGCAGGCGAGAGTCAATTTTGAATCCGCAGCTAAGGCACTGCAGAGCACCTCCGAGAGCAACTTTGATTTTCTTGATAAGGAAACTCAGGACAAGGTTCTTGCTCAAGCGAGGAAGGATATTGCCATTGGTGTTGAGCAAGGCGGAATCGATAAGCGATTCCTTGATCTAGGCAGCAATACCGAAGCCATTTTGGCTGCAGCGCAGGCTTCCCGGTCACAGGTTGATGCCTTGGACAAGTTCAACGCTGCATCTGCGGAGTACACGACGGCAACCAACGCAGCCAAGGACGCAATCTCCCAGCTTGACTCCAAGCTGCCTGAGGTACAGACAAACCTCGCAAACCTAGAGACCACCGTCAGAGATCTTGTGGAAAAGAGCTGGGAGGTAACAGTGAACGTTGATGCCACCACCGGCGCTTCCAACGTTCAACTCGGATAAGCCATGAGCATCTCCATCGGCGCCTTCACAACTACCAAACTCCTGGCCCAGCCTTATGGCTATGAGGACACGGGCACCCGCGATGGCCTGACCGCTCGTCGTTGGTCCGTTAGTGGCCTACTGACACCAACCGAATGGCAGTCGCTGCTAAGCGTCTACAACACCTGGCGCGATGCACGCATCCAAGATCCCGACAGTGTTGCCGCCAACTCTGTTGGCACCACCGTCAGCCTGACGGCCAGCGCCAATGGCGTTAATGCAAGCGGCGTCGGCTGCTGGTTCATCACTGCACCGAGCGGTGAGCAAGCAGGCCGTTACATCCAGGCCAGCGTTGAACTCGTCGATGCTGCACAAGCACTGCAGGTTGCTTTACGCCAGCGGGAGAAGCAGAAGAGCGCTGAAGATCGCGTCAACCTAGGCACCTTCACCCTTGGTAGCTGCACGCTGACACTGCTGCGCCCACCGGTTACCTATCAGGACATCCCACAGCTCCAGCTCACTGCTGCAGGTACGAGCTACATCACCGGAGCGCTTACGGCAACCAAGGTATATGCGCTCGAAGGCGAGACGAATGCAGCGGGATGGGCAGCCTTGCAAACATGGTTTGAAAGCACCATCGGAACCACACCAGCTGCAGGTGCCTACTTCCCGATTAGCGCTCCAACAGCCACTGCGGTCAATGACGTGGTGAACGGCCTCAAGGTCGTGACTTACACGGTGTCGGTCAGCGTTGGAGTGGTGCAATGACGGTTGATGTCCGCGCCAGGTCGTTTTGCAACCTTGGCACGATCATCCAAGCCAACCTGGCTGATGAGGCCATTTCAGCTCGGCAGGGCCTGATCCGCTGTCGTGGACAGGTGGTGCTTAAGGGCATCAGCA